CACCAATGTTAGGTGTTACCAACGTTGGGCTGGTATCCATTACGAAGGTGTTACCTGTACCAGTCTGAGCGCCTGTTGAGGTGACATTACCTACCGAAGTGATTACTCCAGTTAGGTTGCTTGGGGCAAGTACTGTTGTATCAATGTAGTTCTTAGTAGCAGCATCTTGTGCATTGGTTGGGTCACCAAGACCTGTAATCTTGTTTGTACCCATTGCGATAGCACCAGTCATAGTGCCACCGGATAGGCTTAACTTAGTAGCCAAAGAGTTGGTTACTGTAGTTGAGAAGTTAGCATCATCGCCAAGGGCTGCTGCCAACTCATTAAGAGTGTCAAGTGCGCCAGGTGCTGCATCTACCAAGTTAGTTACTTGAGTATCTACATAGCCTTTAGTTGCTGCATCTGTAGAAATTGTAGGAGTACCAAGGTTTGTAATCTTGTAAGTAGCGGCTGAGACATCTGCACCAGGTGCTGCCATCTGGTCAAGACGGCTAGTGCGTACTTGTGTATCAAAGTCAGAGATAGTGCTGGCTGTCTGAGTGCCAGTATGGTTAGCGCGGGCTAGTGGGTCAGTTGCTAACTTGCTAAGGGCAATACCAGCCGAAGCATTGATATCATCATTGACGATACCGTTAGCCAAGTTCAACTTGCTGTAAGCAATCTGAGCAGAGGCATTAACATCTGCGTTTACGATAGTGCCATCAGCAATCATTGTGCTAGTTACTGTGCCAGTATCAGCAGCAGTAATTGCTGTGCCTGAAATCTTAGTCTTATCAATCGCAGCAGATGCGTTGATATCTGCGTTTACAATCGCACCAGTACCAATGCTGGTTGTTAGGCTTACGTTGCCTGTGCCATCAAAGGATACGGCGCTAGCCTCTACATCTCCTGTAAGTTGGAAGTCTCTAGCAGTTTGTAGGGCTGTGGCTGTAGCAGCATTACCTGTGGTAGAACCAGAGGAACCAGATACATTACCTGTGACGTTACCAGTCAGGTTACCTGTGAAGGTACCTGCAATAGCGCCAGTACCTGTAATGGTAGGGCTGGTCAAAGTCTTGTTAGTTAAAGTCTGAGTATCTGTCGTAGTGACTGCCTGTACCCCACCTTGCTGGAGGGTAGTGGCATTTACCGTGCCACCAGTGATGGTAGCGGTAGATGTGACAGTACCTGAGATTGTGGCTCCAGAGACCGTAGGAGCGGTTAAAGTCTTATTGGTAAGGGTCTGAGTATCAGTTGTGCCTACAACTGTCCCTGTAAGCCCGTGAACGGCGCTAGAAGCCTCTATATGGGTATTGGACTCACGCAAGTCTCTACCGGTAATCATATGTCTTACAACAGCACCTGCTGAGTGAGCCTGGGCTGCGGAACCATCAATGGCTCTGGTAATCGTTAGGGTATTGGTAGATACCGCCGTTACATCAACTACCTCTTCAAGCGAAGTATCTGGGTCAATGACTACGGTGAATGTTTCTCCACCAGTCGGAGAGATAGAAGCCATAAGGGCAGAGCCAGATACCACCACCATAGATGCAGCAGAATCTGTAAGTGCGCTAGCCAGCGTTGTTTGCTGCGAGCGAGAGGAGTACTTACGTGTTGTCATTGTTTACCTATCGGGTGTAGTGGATACGGGCTGGATACTGTTGCTGTTGAGCCTGTACTTCATCAGCAAGACGCTGTGAGTAGAGTGCAAAAATCTGACGCATAACGCTAGAAGTGCTACCAAAGTTACGCTTGGTATCAATCTCATCAGCCTGTGGGCTAGTTTGGCTAGCACGGGCTGGGTCTAGGAATGTCAACAATCTGTATGTCGTCCCAAGGATTACCACATCTTTACAAGTAATCGGTAGTCCTGTTGTAGTAGTAAATACATCTGAATCAGAAGATAGTGTTGTCGGTGCTGCTGCATACATAACCTTGACGGTTCTGCCTGAAGTAATCGGGTCATAGATACTGACAGTTTGAGCAGGAGAAGCAGCGCTACCACCCCAGGTGGTTATGTCAGCATAAGGCTCAAACGACCAGCGCCGGACTGGAATCCATTCCTTGCTAGGACCTACCTCTTGCCAGTGCATAGCAAGAACATTCTGCACACTTACATTATCTCCTACGCTGTCAAGTAATTCGTAGGTAGTAACTGCTGAGTTGTAGGTAAAGGTAACCTGCTTGACTGCAAAGATAGATGAACCCATAGCGTTGATAGTGTCATTGATAGCACGCTTGATTACCGACTTAGGAAATGTAGGACTGATAGTTACCTTGCTAGAGGTAGCAGCAGTAGATGCTGTAGTACCTAGGTAGCCTCTGCCCCAAGGGGCAATAGTCAGGGTATTACCTACACGGTCAAAGTTCTCTACCCACATCAACTCTTCGCCAACTTCAATGATGCCTTTGCCGATATCTGCGGTAGAGGAAACAGATAGGCTGGTTGTGGTTGTAGTGCTGATAGCAGCCGAAAGGCTGGTTGCTCTGTCCTGCTGCATTGTGTAGCCAGAAAGATTGATTAGTACTTCATTGACGATATCGGAATATGTTGTTGTCACGATGCTAGAGTCCTTAATGCGTCTGATGCTGACTTGTTGGTTGTACCTGCTAGTTCATTGCAGATACCGAATAAATCTTTATAGTCATCTGGCTGGCGACTAGCATCAGCCTTGATGTTTAGAGCAGCAATAATTCCTAGACCAGATGTACCAGCCCAAGCATTAGCAGCACCTTGCTCGTCAAGAAATGCTGTCAGGGCAGGATAAGTACCACCATTAGCCAGACGATTTAGTTCTGCACAAAGTGTGCTACCTGCTGTGCCTGCCATTACTTAGCCTCTCTACTTACTGCTGCGTTATCTATTAAATTTGGATATGGTCTGCCAGCAGCCTTTGCTCTGCGTCTAGCAGCAGCCTTCTGGGATGCAGTCAATTTCTTGCTACGTTTCTTCGGATTTTTCTTATCCCAAAATGCTTTCTTCTTCACCATTTCACCTTATCTGCCCAGTAAGCAGCGCTCATCTTGCCTTTGGCGATGTTCTTAGCGTGACGAGCCTTAAAAGACTTACGCTTCTTTTTCATACGGGTTGACTCACCAGACTTAGGAGCACCTGCTGTCTTAGCGCCTTGCTCACCAAAACGGATTGTTTTGACTTGACTACCAACCTTAGCCACAACAACGTGTGACTTCTTAGGATGGTTCGGTGTGCGCTTAGGCTTATTGTAGCCACTTACGCCTGCACGCGCTAAGCGTGAATCTCTAGTCTTTCTTTTTGCCATACTCCCCATACTTTCCAAGCACTGCTCTTACTGTGCCATTCTTATTTAGACGGACCACATAGCCATCTTTAATCTGCACCGAGTTAAAACCTCTGTGCGTTTTGTATTTGCCCGAAGACATTAACGGTTTTTAATTCCAAACATACCGCCCAAACCTCCGCCGACAATACGACCACGTGCCTTAGCCATTGGCGATACTGTAGTTTTACCTGGCTTAGTATTTATTTTAATAGGCGGTTTTACATTTTTAAGATAAGCGTATCCTTTTCTACCTGCATTAAGTGAGATACCATCTTCAGTTTGAAATCGTTTCTTAAAAGCAGTAAGAGTAAATGTCTCTTTACCTACAGAAACAGTTTTTCCATCTGAGGAAACTTTATACGTTGCCATTACTTCCTAACCTTTCTTATATTGTACCTTTTCCAAACTTAAAGCCTGGAATCTTTGTAGGGTCCATTTCACGACCATTAATTTTAGTGTTTGGTTTGTACTTCTTGGTTTTTTTGGGTGCACGGTCACGAGCAGATGTACGACTTCGCTCTGCTTTTCCTGATAAAGTTTGAGCACCAAATTTTTCTACAAGATATTTAATTTGACGATTTGCAGCACGATTATTTGGAAATGTTTTTTTCAAGTATGCAATTTCTTTATCTGCTGCTTTATTGCCAGTAACGTATTTTACTTTAGTAGCCATAGTTACATAGCCTTCTTTTTCTTAGCCATCTTCTTCTTGGCTTTCTTCATTTTCTCAGCCTTAGCCATCTTCATACCCTTGGCTGTATATGGAAATTCTTTACCGTTTACCTTTGGCATTATGCACCTATCTCTTTCATTACTTCGGCTACGCCCTTATTTATCTTGTGTGCTTTTGGCATAGTATCCCCGTCATAGGGTCTACCCAAAACCTCTGATGCTTTTTGAGCATTTTGTATATCTCGCATATTAGTGCTATTAGGTTGGATACCCTGTGCCCTAGCATCTCTATATGCTTGCAGTTCAGCGTTCCATTTCTTATCAGGAATGTCACGCTTTGCGTCCCCAGCGTTCATCTGGATGGACAATCCTTTGCAGCCAAAACAACCTTCTATTGGCTCAGGATGATGTTCCCAGTGTTTCATATTGCCGTAAAGTTATCCTCTGTTATCCCCACGCCTCCGGCGATTAGTTCCGCCTTAGTCGCTTCATCTACTGTGTATTCATAGCCACCACGATATACAACATCATAGTCAGCCAAATCTTCATCTAGTAGATACCTAACCTGTGAGTAGGTAGCACCAGACTTAACGATAGATATACCTCTGTCCAACTTATAAAAGTAGAACAATCTGTTTCCACCAGCAGGACCTTCTCGCACCGTAGGTGTCTTGAAGATGTATTCGGTCATTAGTCCTCCTTAATGGACTCACCCCAAAGGGGTAGACTTTTCAAATATGCCTACCCCTCAGAGTCAATCAACTAGGAAGCGATTGAAGAACCGCTTTCAATGCGGTACAAAGCCTCTTCACGGTAGCGAGCGAAGCCGAGTACGCCGTACCAGCCCATTGGGCGGTGACGCATCAACTTGTCAACTACTGGTCCGACGACTACGTGTGGCTCTTCGGCAACTGCCTCAGCCAATGCTTGCTGACCTGCAACGATTGTGCGGTAAACGCGAGCAGAAGATGCTCCGTCAGTAGCGTTGTACATACGGTTTGTCTCAACGAAGTAAGCACCTTCATATGTGCCGATTTCGCCTGCCCAGATTTCATTCTGGCTTGAACCGTATTGGTGAGGAATCAACCAACCAGCAGAACCTGTCTCAGCACGAAGGTCGTGTGAAACTTCTGGGTGAAGACCAACCCAGTAAAGGTTGCCCTTGCGACCCTTTGCATTTCCTGCACGCAACTTAGCAACAGCCTTACGGATGTTTGCAGAAGCGAGAGTATCACCAGCAACGATTTCATTTGTTGCTGTAGCGTCTCCACCGTAGATTACGTTGGTTCCGCCACGAAGTGTTGTCATTGCAACCTTGTCAATAGAATCAGCAAGGTTGTAAGCAATGATGTTCGCAATCGCTGGGTCTACATCAGCAAGGCTGAAGAGTTCCAACGCACGAGTTACGAGAACAGCATTACCGTACTCAGCAAGAGTAATGGTCACAGATGTCGGAGTTGAAATTCCAACTGCATCTGGGTCAGTATCTTCGGTGAGTGCAGTTGTTGCTGCGGTTAGGTCAACATAGCGCTGTAGCACTACAGTTGAGCCTGGAATTGCTTGGCGAGCAGGACGCTTATCTGCGACAGAACGGATTAGTGGTTCTGAGCGGAGAGCGAACTCAAGAAGACGGTCATACGCCTTCTGGACAAGACCTGCTCCACCTGCGGTACCACCAGGAGTGGTAGTACTGGTAAAGACGTTTGCCATTTGTTTTAGTCTCCTAGACTATGAACGGAATTAGGACTGAGAGCGTAGGAAGGCTAGCAATTCATCTGCACTTTGCGCGTTGTCCAGTTTCATTTCTAGCTCATCTGCCCTGTCGGGTGTCATTCCTGCCTGTGTGACTATATCTTGCTGGCGCAAAGCCGCAAGATTCTTTTTGTCTACTTCAGGTTCAGCAGACTCCACCTTGATTCCAAACAAATCAGCATTATCATCGAGCCAGCTAGATACCGACTCCTCGTTAATGTCTTCTAAGTCTTTAAGTACAAGACGTGCTGCCTTTAGGTTTACACCCTTTTTTTCTAGGACTTCTTTGACGGTTCGCTCACGCTGCACCTTGGATAAACCCTCAAGTTGCTCAGTAAGTTCCTTGATACGCTTCTCATCTGCTCGTTTAGCTTTGCGAAGTTTTTTTAGCAAATCGCTTTCGCTACTACCAAATGATTCTTCGGTATCTAGGTCGTCGTCATCATCCCAGTTAGTGTTGCTCATAGCAACCACCCTTTCTGTCGTTGTTATCGCAAGCCACAGTTGCCACCAGGGGTAGTGGGCTGGCTCTTGCTACCGGTCTGTACACCAAGTGGGGCCGGTGGGTCCACTTAGGATTCTATTATATTATTCCTGCTGCTCTATCACGAGATGCTAGTCGTCCAGCGCTTCCACTAAACTCGCCAATCTCTCTTGCCGATAGTCTTTCTCTTGCCGCTTTAGCTTCAGCAGACTTAAGGAATGCTTCCTTCTCTGCCTCAAGACGACCATATTGCTTATAGTCTCTACCATAGATAGCGCTTAACTTCTCAGCTACATCTTGGACTCCAGCTACCGCAGAGTATCCAGCAACAGCTTGCTCTCTGGTTATACCTTCGCTGACTAAGGTTTCAATACCGAGAGCGTTTCTTTGAACATTGCTATAAGGAGCCCGTACCTTGGTAGGGCCTTCTTCTGGAGCAATCGATAGACCCTGTGCTAGTGCAGCGCCACCAATCTCACCAGCTTGAATCTTACGCTTTAGGGCTGGGAGCTGAGTCTCTGGGTCAAGAGCATACTCCATTAAATCCTTAGTGCTAAGCTCTGGATATAATTCTTTTAGAGCCTTAAGTACATCTTGAGGACCTCGCGTAACGCGTTCATACACATTTGATACACGCTCGGATGCTTCTTCTGGCGCAACTAGATTACCTATTAGCTTGGCATATTGCTCACGATTATTAAATTTATCTAAGCCATATGCACTGAAAATCTTTGAATAAGCCATCTCGTTTGCTAGGTAAACTTTATCGTCAAGCGGGGCAAAACCTTTATCCATTAACATCTTATTGCCAACAAAACGCTTCATGTAAGGACCATTAAATCGTGGGTCAAACTTCAATAATAGCAGAGCATCATCTGAGCTAATGTCGGGATATAGCTCTCTAATTTGAGCCATTATGTCAGTTAAACCTTCTACCCCTACAGCCTTAAGTGCGGCAATTGCAGCGGCCAGGCCAGCATCAGAGAACTGTGGCTGTTGATTTACTACAGCCTGGAAAACTGGAGGAAGAGATTGATAGGGTATAACACCAGAAACGACGGCATCAGCAATTATCTTATCGCCTTCTTTTACCGCTTTAGTACCCTCTTCCGCAGCTTCTGCGGCTACCTCTTCAAGTCTCGCTATGTTTGCGTAGAAGTCGCCTAAATCACTCTCGTATTGAAGAATACTCTCTTCAAGTTTATCTAATATTGCAGGAGTAGATATAGCTCTGGCTGCAGTTTGCTCCGCTATAGCTTCTCGCAACTGTGCCTTAGCCTTTGCCGGCATAGCGGCAAGTTCTTTCTTGGAGGGCTGAGCCGTAACTTTGGCACGCTGTTTAGCGGTTTGCCGTGCTTGAAACTCGGGAGTTAAGTCCTCATCTGGAAGAGTAACACCAGTCTGTCTAAATGGTTGGGCCATGGTCTACCTATCCTATAAAGTTTCTGACTAAGGTTCTATAGTCGCTCAACTGTTGTTGTTTATATAGAGGTGAGTCCTTGTACTCGGGCGACCTGAGTAAAGAATCTTTATAATCTTTTAATGGCATTAAGTTAGTTCCTGCATAAACTGAAGCTAAATCATCTAGGGTAACATCTTTTTCGTCAACACCTAAAACCTTTGCTCGCAGGCTTATATAGTTCCCTAAGGCTTCTCTCGCCGTAAGGCCTTGCTGGAAGTAACTCTTTAATGAAGGCATATTGATTTCAGCCTGTAGTTGAATCTTATTTACGATATTCTCTAGAGCTTGCTTGCTTCGGATGGAGCGAATAGCCTCTTTGTATATCAGTTTGTCGGCAGTCTTTACGCCATACTCGCTTCTTAATTGCTTTAAATAATTAAATGTGCCACCCAAAGCACCTTGTCGGGTCAGGTTTGAATCTGGGTTATCAGCTTCTGCAGCGAACATCTTCTTTGCTTCATCTTGAACAAAGTCAATCAGTACCTGTTCTCTTTCAAGAGTTGTTAGCTGACCGCCTCTTTTTGTTTCAAGCTTGTTGACCTTATCTGCATATGTTTTTGATAGTTCTTTTGAAGCCTTAACATCAAGATAATCCCTCATGCTCTGGTCTAATTCTGCCGCTAAAGCAAGGGCAGGTGTAAGCTTTACCTCATCTGGAGCTGTTGACTTGACATCAAAATACTGTATTGCCAACTGAGGATTTGCAACAAACTTTTTAATGCTTGTCTGTACATCTTCGCCCACGCTATCAGAGTAGAACATAACCTCTTCGATAGCTCTTTTATCCTCGGGTCTTAACCCTATTTGTTTTGATACTAGCCCACGTAGTACATAATCCTTGGTTGGAGCAGTGCCCTTAGGGTAAAGTCCTGGGATGCTTCCTAGATTAAGTAGTAGCTCAGCTCTTTCATTAGCGCTAAGTTGAGCAAAAAGGGTAACTGCGGAGGTTGAATCATACTGTACTGTTGAGAATACAGCCCTTTCTTTGGGGCTAAATACAGGCTTTCCACCCACAATGTCGGGGGAACCAGCAGTAACTACTTCTTTGCCTCTACGTATTTTCGTTCCGACGGGTACGCCTATAAGGCCAGTCTTACCATCAAGCCCTGAGCCGGGAGCAGATTCAGCACTTGCTTGGGCTTCGGCTGAAACATCAGATACTAATTCATCAGGAGATTTAGTCTTGCCTGTCTTCTTGACTTTCTTGTTTGTGACAGGAGTGTTACCGCCAGCACGGGCCTGGCCCTGTTGTACTTGTTCTTCTGTAACAGACATATTAGCCCTCTAGCTCCTTTTTAAAGAACGCATAAAATAACTTTTGGAAATCTGGGTGGCGCTGAATAATCTTCTTAGCTTCATTAGCTAACCAGGCCCTAGATGCTGCTGCATCTTTTCTGGCAAGATTGTCAGATGTTATGCCTGCATTATTCAGGGCTGCCTGACGTAGATATAAGTAATCCTTTAGTCCAGCCACAGCGTCTGAGTCATCAAATCTTTTATCATTTGCCAGCTTGATGAGTTCATCTTTAATCTTTGCTCCTTTATAGAAGTCACCTTCTTGGGTCAGCCTTGCTCCTATAAAAGCCTGTTTAAGATTAGCATTAGCCTCATCGTACTGTTCTGATGGCCAGTTCTCAGCAGTAGCTCTAGTCATAAGCCTATCCTTAGCTGCATAATACAGTAACGATACTGCCCTATTCTTTAACTCTTCTGAATCAAACTTTTCCTTATTACCCATC